CGAGAGCATTCTCAGCAAATCGAGCACCAGTTACATCCTTAACATCAAGATGTTCACCAGTAGATGTAGGACCAATATCACCAGTAATATAAGCAAGGGTAGGTGTCATATGACCTTGATTACGTGTAGGGGAACTAGAAGCTGAGAAGGGTTGATCAACATTAACACCTTGACCCTTCATAACACGAATCACTTTATCCACATAGTCAGCCTCACCACCTGCATAACCAGCAGCTGCAATAGCTTGCACTGCTTCACGTGGTGTCTTAGCTTTTGCTAGACCAGGTGCATACCGCTTATCCTTCATGAGTTCAGTGAAGTCTTGAGCTGATTCCAGAACAGAGCTGTAATCCCTCCAACGACTACCATTCATCAATGTACCACCACCACTGTAATCTTTAATGTTAAACACATTATTCTTACCGGAATGGTACTTACCCCAACCACTTTCAAGTGCCCACATACCAGCCATCACTTGCGGGAATCTAAACCCAGAAGCTTGACCAAGTGCAATAACATCTTGGAAACCAGCTGTACCTGTACGTACAGTAGCAGGTGCATTACCACTACCAATGATAACAGTATTCAGGTTATCTTGAGTAATACGGTTGTTCTCAAAGATACGTTGCAGTCGTGGATCATTGATAGACTGCTTAACTGCTTGCACAGCACCGGGTTGAATCTGTTGAGTATAGCCATGCTTCTTAAGTTGAGCATTGACAATATCCTCAGCAGTATATTGACCCTTACTAGCTTTAGCATACTCATAGAACACGGGAGGAATTGATACACCCCTACCTGCTTCTAATCGTTGAGCAATACCAGAAATAACACCAACACTAACAAGGTTAGCACTATTCATTACAGCAGGGTTCTTACCAAATGCAGCAGCAGCTGATTCAGTATTGATTGCCCTAAGACCAGTAGGAGCACCTGGATGGTTACCAGGAGTAAACTTATTGTAGAATGCTCGGGTACCTTGTGCATCAGCAGAAGTAGTCAGTGCAAATACACCAGTCTTATTGTTGATCATGTTCAACACATCTATCCGTGCCTTTTGAGCAGCTTCAGATGGTGACATGGCACCGTTCTTAGAGTAAGACTTAAGACGCCTGTGATACTCCTTAAGAGCAAAGCTAGTGGCAGGGATATGACTTTCATGGGGTGTACGATCAGTACTATCACCAATCAAGTTAAACTTCAATGCACCACTAAATTCTTGCTCAACTTCCTTAGATGTGATACCTGTGTTATTACGTGCATCAGCCAACTCCTTAGCAAATGGTCTCCACTTCTGACGCACTTCAAATGGGATACCAGCAGCATCCACATCTTCAGGATCTAGTGTACCATTCTCATAAGCTTCTGTGAATGTATCATTCCAAAAGTCTTCATTCTGTTGTTCAGTAGTAACAGCAAGGTAAGTTTGAAGCCTATCAGTTGGGATACCATCTTGCTTAGCTTGTTGGATGATAGCTTCAAGTGTTTGCTCACTACCATCCCACTCATTCTTCACCCAATCAAGGAGTTGCTTCTCTGCTTCCTTACCTTGACGACGCTCTTGTGCATCCCTAGCCTGATGCTCTCGTTCAGTATCAGCTTGACGCTGAGACATAAGAGAGTCATAGTCACGAGGGAAACGATCCTTCCAAGTACCTTGATCTGTCTGTGCCTCAGATAGGATACGCTCTACATCAGCATCAGAGAACAGGGTAGTATCACTAAGAAGTTTGTAGATCTCATTCTTAGCAGCAGTACGACCTAGAGGAGTCCTACCATCAGAGTCATACGTACGGGAGATGGTGTTGAATGCTGCAGTAAGTGACTCACCACTCTTTGTACGGATGAATTCACTTGTAGCATCATCCCTCATCATGGATGATTTGTTAGCTACATCAGAGCGACGTGCTGACTCGACTTGAGCATTAACAGCACCACGCATCTTAACTAGGTACTCACCCATAAAATCATACCTAAGACCAAACACTTGGTTGTTGGTAAGGTATTCTTGAAGTATCTCAGGGGTAGCAGCAGCTCTCTCAGCAGCTGTGTGTAGACCAAGTGCCTCATACCGCTCCTGCAGGTGTGCTGGGAACTCAGCGGTAATGATCTCCATATGAGCCCTTACACGACCAATATCCCTAGCCTTATTACCTGTGAGAAGTTTAGTAACAACACCAGGATCTACACCACGTTGCTGTAGTCCTTCTGCAATTTGATCACTAGCTTCTCCAGCTTGATTAAGAAGAGTTTGAGTGTTATCTATGTTGGCTTGTTGCTGTGGTGAGATTCCACCATTCTCCATAACCTCCATGTAACCATCAAGAGTAGCTTGCTCATCTTGCTGTTTCTTAATGGCGGTTACAGTGTCAGCAATAGTTGTGCTAAACTGAGTTAGACCTTCTAATGCTGATACTGCATTCTTACCACGTATAACTTCATCTTGAATGCGAGCTTTAGCAGCTGCATCTTGTGCCTTAAACCTAGTCTCTCGTAGCTGTTGTTTCCAACGATAAGCTTTGTCACGATCCTGTTGTTCAGCAGCGAACTTACGTTCTAAAGCTGCACCATACTGATCTCGTACCTGTTTAATCTCCTGACGGTTCTTATCCATACCACGTATGATACGGTCGTCACGGGCTGCCATTTGACGCAGCCCTTCCGTAGGAGCATTAACAGGATCGAAACCTACACTGCGGGCGTACCCTCTGTAGTTAATTTGATCCATTGTTTAGTTATTTAGTGTGACTAAATTGATTATAACCACTTCTCACCTATACCAGGAATAGCAGCCGATATAAGGCTACCACCTGCTTTCATCCAAGCACCAGCAGAGGATACCATAGCACCCTTAACAGGCTTAGGACCGAAGTCATATTTAGTAGGCTTACGTGGTTTAAGGAACTCAGTAACTGGTGTTGCAAGCGGTTTAGGTGGTGTGGGAAGACGCTCAGGCTTCAGCATACGTGATGCATTAGCAGCAAGATCAGCACCAAACTTATCAGTAGCAATCTTACGCATAGCAGCTTGTGTATCAGCCCTAGCACTTAACAGTGATTCAGCAAGGATAGCTTGGTTACGACCAAGAGATGCTAGTTCAGCTTGACCAGCTTTTTCTGCACTTCTACCTTGTTGACCTTTAACAGCAGCAGCTCCTTCGGATTGCACAGCTTTAAGGATAACATCTTGGTTTTGGAATGCAATCTCTTTGGTTGTATCTTCTAGTTTACGATACTCTGCTTCATTAGCTACCTTCTGTGCCATAGCATTGAAGGTGAGCTGTTGATCAGCAATCTGATTAGACTTATTGAATTGCCTCATTTGAGACAAGTATTCAAAGTCTTGAATCTTTAGGTTATAATTCCAGTCCTGAAGATTGGTTGCATCCCGCCACTTACGGGAAACCTCTTCATTCCTTTGATTCATCCGCCACTGATCTCTCTCGTGGCGATAGTCTAATTTAGTAGTTTTCTTGCCGTATTGCCAATTAAGGAGGTTCTGTTTATATGTAGCTTCCGTTGCCCTATTAGCGGCATCAGCTTCAGACTGTCCGCTAATACCACCAAGAATGGCCGGGATAGCTGATGCTGCAAAGGTAGCCAAAAATGGTAAAGCCATACCTAAGTCCTCCTAAAGAATCCAGGTGAGTATTGACCCTCCCATTGCATAGCCACAAGACTAACAGGGAATGGAGTATTTGAAGTAACTTTCATTGTGTAGTTATCTGGCCTCTGATAAATAGGAACTTTATAAACATATGAATCTCTAAATGGTGACGTATCAGAGATATAGAAGTCGGAGATCCTTGCACCATCAATGCTCCTCCAAGCCGCTCTACCACGGTCTAGGATACTGAAGTACACATCACCCCCTAAACCTGTGTAGAAGGCCATACGGGAGGTTGTAGTGACCGCTGTGAAGTCAACTCCAGCTTCACCCAGTGAGTAGTAGTATCTAGGAAGAGTGATCTCCATGTTATACTCATACCCTACATAGATGTAGTTATTAGAAACATCCCCAGGGATAGTGAAGTAATCACCACCACCATCAGTCTCTACGGTTACCACATTAGTGTAACCTGATGCAGTACCTGGACTACCAGTCTTCTGTAGACCTACTACAAACCTAATGGTTTTAGTGGTATCAAAGTAAGTAGGTAAGTAGACTTTTGTTAGCCTAGTATCTTGATCATACGTAGGTGCAGTAGGTGCAGTAGGGTTAACAATAGTGGCATCTGTTACCTCACTCCAAAAATCAATGTGAGGATCTACAGTATTACCTAGACTATTGATAAGACCACCAGTAGTGGGAGACAGCACAAGGTTATGTTCAAGTACACTGTACCCAGTAGAATCACTACACAACACATACAGGATATCATTCTGAATATCTGTATGGATTACATTAGCTGGAAGTACCCACTTAACCCAAGAGGCTAACGCCCTCTCATCACCTTGTTCAAAGAACCTAAACAGGTACATGGTTTTGGATGTATTACCTGAGCCAACCCAAAGACCATTCTGTGGACTACCAGTTGTATGGGTAATAGTACGTGGAATCCACTCAGGTACAAGTTTACTGGATTCATTGACAGAAGGATTCTCTCTTTGACCCCTTGTAAAGATCTCGAATGCTCGTGTCCAACTTTGGTTTCTACTTGTATAAAGTACCGTAGAGCCTAAGTCAACAGGCTTAAGGTACCTATCACATTCGTAGTTAGCGATAGTTCTAATTGTTACATCAGTAGCAGTCCACGGTCCATTCTCAGACTCCATGAGGAACTGTTGACTGTCACTAAACAAGAGCAAACCTTGAGTGATTGGTGTAACTGATCGGATAACAGCTGGTTTAATACTAGCACAGCTTAGGTCAATAGGATCAGCAACACCTAGTACTGTAGCAGATTTATGGTAGAAGTTATAGTAATCACCAGCCTGAGACATGGAGACATTATCTTCAGTCAGGAATCCTAGTCGATTCTGAAATAGGAATATATCCTGGATAGTGTTATCTACAAAGGTTGGGTGAGAGTTAGAGTCATCATCACCAACCAATCGTGGTTCCCATAGAAGAGGGAGAGAGTTGACGGTTACAGAACCATCAAGGAACGTAGCGGTAAAGACAAGTGGAGATGTTGTATCACGAATCAAAGCAACGGGCATTGTTTGTTCGTTAATACCAGGACTAACAGAAGGAGATACAGTCTCCTCCCAATAACCCTTACCACTACTACCGTCCTCTGCTACAAACTTCAAATAATAGTCATCTTTATCTGCAGTAGTGTTGGTTACTTTAACAACTTGATTATGCTTACCTTGTTCAGGTAGACGTGCAAATGTATCTATTGCATCTTGAAAGAATCTAAGAGCCTTGCCATCAATACCAGCTGCAACTGAGACAGTAGTGCTAGTACTGAAAGTTAGGTAGATGGTGTTATCAATAACAGTTTTAGTAGCATACCCACTAGTGATAGCAGCACTAATACCGTTAGTAACATCAGACAACTTGATTGGTGTGATAGGTGCTCCAGGACTAGGTTGTGCTGGAACAGGTCCTGAAAGATACGTGAACGTACTACCACCAATAGTAACACTGTAGGTTGTATCGTACTCAACCAGATTAACAACAATAGTAGCCTGCAGGTTTGATGTAAAAGAAGGTGCAGCCTTAGCTGTTACAGTCTTCTCACTATTAACGATATAAGTAAAGTCGTTGATGGTGAGGGTTTTAATGTTACGTGAATCAGCAGCAGTCAGATAAGATTTAATCGCTGTCTCTTTACCAGCTGGGTAATTAATCGTAGCTTCATTACCTGTCTCTAGGTTCCATACCCTAGGTACTCCACTAGCTGAGATAGTAGATAGATACTTCTCATCGTTATCCCTAAAGATACTAAACCATGCTTGAGTGTTAGCTGTATTAGCAGTTAGTCCATTAAGCTGACCGTTGAACTTACCACCAGGTCTTTTAATCATTCCTAGGGTAACATCAGGGTAGCAGTTCAAAGCCTCCTTTACTTGCCCTAAAGCCATCTTCTCATCGGCTTGTTGTGATACACCACCAGTGTAAGAAGGGATTCGTTGAGATACTGCTGTCATCGTGCAAGAGCCTTGAATGGTTGATAACTATTGTAGAAACCTTCACCCCGTCTAAATCCAAACATAGTGTAATCACCTTGGCTGCATTCATACTCCAGGCAGTTAGCCCTACGCCACGTCTCAAAAGACGCCAACGATTGAGTCAGATTAACATCAGCAACAAGACGAATAGCACAACGGGTAGCAGCTCGTGCAGTGATATAGTCACGAAATACTTGGGGAAGATCGGGGAAATCTCGATACCACAATACATCTACTTTATATGTTTTACTAGTATCCCATACATCTGTATGGTTAATCTTATCATACAAACGGCCATCACGAACAACCGTATCGTAGTTAGCATTATCTAAGACATTACTTAGATCTAACTGCAACATAGTATTATTCAAGGATAGATAGCCATTACTGGTGGGAGTCATAGGATATTCAAACTCTCGATTGAATGTCCAACCTTCAGCTTGTACCTCTTTTGAGACTTGCAGAAGTGTCTCGTATGCAATTGCAACTTCCGGGTTGATTACAGCCTCGACAGTTGTTCCATCTTCATAAGTGATGGTCTGAGCCTCGATGGTGGTTACAGGCGCCTGACCAATAGACGATAGGATTTCATTAACAGCTTGGAGTGTAGCTTGAGCGTTATTGGTTAACGGCATAACAGTGATGTTATTGAAGGAATAAAAAAAGGGGAGACCGAAGCCTCCCCAAATAAATCAGACGTTAGCGATATTGCACTCAACGCCAGGATAAGCAGTACGCAGACCCTTGGTGGTCGAAGCCACAGCAGAGTCAGCAACAGGAGAGCCATACCCGAAGCGGGTCTTGGCTACAGAAATACGAACAGCGTCGGTCGTGCAGACGCCGTTATTGCCTTTAGCAACAGAAACAGCCATGATGTTTTACCTCAGTTAGTATAAGAAACAGTGTCAACACGGAAGGTTGCACTAGTGGTGCCAGCAACTGACAGCACATCACCAACGCGATAACCATCACCACCGGCAGCAACGGTTTGACCAGTCACTACACCATCAGTGACAGTAGTAGTAAGGGTACATCCAGAACCGTTGATGTTATCATCAGTAGTAGCTTTAGTACCGGCAACTTGACCAGTACCACCAGAAAGGCGAGTTACACCGACAACAGTACTACCTTCACGACCGGGTTCAATCGGAGGACGAAGGTAGTACGTTGCACTAGTGGTAACTCCAACGCCGTCAACAGTTTGAGCAGCCATTGGTAATTACCTCTAGTTATCAGGAACGAGCCGACTGCAGCTCAATAGCAGCAGCAGGATTCAGGGTGCCGCAACCCATAGCCAGACGACCCACGATCAGGTCACCTTGATACATCACGGACACATCACCAGAGGTGGTCTGCACGGAGGGAGCAATAGCTTCCACAACACCAGCAGCATCCTTATAGTAGATGAGACCACAGCTAGTGGAGAAGTCACCAGAGTAATCGTTGTTCTCACCGTTGACGGAGGACACGCTACCAGCCAGGAAAGGCAGGTTGTTGGAACGCTTGATGGAGATACCAGCGATCTCATACAGACCTTCACCACTATTCAGGTTACCTTGACCATTACCGAAGTCACGGTTCAGGATGTTGCTATCCACTTGGCTGATCAGTGCATAGTACTGACGGGGGCTGAGGACAGCAGTACGACCTTGTTTAGGCAGGTTCTTCTCATCCATGATGGAAGCAGCCTCAAAGAAAGCATCGACCAGAGCTTGAGCATTATACTCGTTGGTTACACCCAGTTGGATGATGCTACCGCCGGGCTCAGGACCAGGAGCAGCAGTAATGGGGTGAGCTTCACGAGCAGCTTTAGCGATCTGACGGAAGATCTTCTTATCGTATGCTTCAGCAAGAGCATGACCGATCTTTTTAGCGATCTCAGAACGCAGTGAGTAGTGCGCCAGGGTCTCGTCAAGGTCGTAGACAAAAGCAGAGCTGATCAGAAGGTCATCACAGACGATGGTCTTCTCAGCCACCGGAGGATCACCAGAACCCAGGATCGGAGTGCCGGGCTCATGATAACCAGCTTCCATGCGGCCGGTGAAGATGAACTGCATAGCCTTACCGTTCTTGAGGGTACGGCTCTGCACGGTGCCTTTGGCGATAGTAGCCGATTCATAGGCTTTGAACATCTCGCCAGAGAACAGTTTCAGATAAGTTGCGTACTTGGTATCATAAGCAGTACCAAGGGCAAGGGGAGTCGCACTAGTATTATTAATAGTACCGACTGAAGTTACAAGAGTGTTAGCCACAATAGTTAAAGAGAGAGTTGTTTACGTGTACTCTCTAAGCGCTTAGAATTTTTGTTGTCATATTTTTGTGTCGTCTCTCCGACTGTCATGACTAAGGGTGTCGGTCGTAACCGGCCTCAGTCAATAGGAGCCAGGTCCGACTCTGAGGTGCCTGACTCCAACCCGACTATCTATTAAAGATAGAAGCGGGAACCTTTAATAAGGGATTAGCTTATTAAAGTCTATTTAGTTTTAGGTGTGTAAGCAACGCCGCGATACTTCAACTTCTGCTCTTTTTGTTGAGCTTGCTGTTCCCGTACACGGGCATCCAATTCGACTTGAGTCATTGTTAAGGACCGAAGTACCTACCCCCCGTTCCATGAGTAGGCGTCATGCGTTCGCTATTTGCGAATAGCGAATGAACGGACGACGTTACTTAATTATCAAGGACTGGTAATACCAGTTCCATCTTCATACAGGAGGGTACCATTAGGATTAATGGTATCTGTATGAACAGCTGGGTAGCTACGGTAGAAATCAGCCCAAGGCTTTTGAGTTGTCCAGTACCAAAGGTTGTTATTCTTATCACCAACGTAGGTGGTAGTAGTTAGGACTGTTTTAGGATCGTACGCCATTTGATTATCCAATAGTAGGAGCTACCAATGCCACAGGAGTGGTCTCAGCACTGGCGAGATCGAGTGGAAAGTTGTGAGCATTACGCTCATGCATCACTTCAAAGCCGAGGTTAGCGCGATTGAGAACATCAGCCCAAGTATTAATGACACGACCATTGTTGTCGAGAAGGGACTGGTTGAAGTTAAAGCCATTCAAGTTGAATGCCATTGTACTTACTCCCAGTGCTGCGAACCAAATGCCAACCACAGGCCAAGCAGCCAAAAGGAAATGTAGAGAACGGCTATTGTTGAAGGATGCGTACTGGAAAATAAGCCTACCAAAATACCCATGAGCAGCAACAATGTTATAAGTCTCTTCTTCTTGACCAAATTTGTAACCATAGTTTTGAGAGATGTCTTCGGTTGTTTCACGGACAAGACTCGAAGTGACAAGACTACCGTGCATAGCACTGAAGAGAGCCCCACCAAACACTCCCGCAACTCCCAACATGTGGAATGGGTGCATGAGGATGTTGTGCTCGGCTTGAAAGACCAGCATGTAGTTAAACGTTCCCGAGATACCCAAAGGCATAGCGTCAGAGAACGACCCCTGCCCAAACGGGTAGATAAGGAAAACAGCGGTGGCTGCAGCAACAGGAGCTGAGTAAGCAACATAAATCCAAGGCCTCATTCCTAGTCGATAGCTAAGTTCCCACTCTCGTCCCATGTAAGCATAGATGCCAATGAGGAAGTGGAAGACCACAAGTTGGAACGGTCCCCCGTTGTAGAGCCATTCATCAAGTGAACTAGCTTCCCAAATTGGGTAGAAGTGTAGTCCGATGGCATTGCTGCTCGGAACGACGGCTCCCGATATGATGTTATTTCCATAAAGAAGACTGCCTGCAACAGGCTCGCGGATACCGTCAATGTCTACAGGAGGTGCAGCAATGAAGGCAATAATGAAACAAGTAGTAGCTGCAAGGAGACACGGAATCATCAGTGTTCCAAACCAGCCGATATAAAGACGGTTGTCTGTACTGGTTACCCAGTCACAAAAAGAGTCCCAAGGGTTAACTCGGGACTTAGGAGCTGCGAGTGTAGCAGTCATAGTTTGAAGTTAGTTAAGTCGAGTTACTTGTACCCGTCCAACTCCAGAGCCAGTGAGACCGATAGCATCAGCCGCACCTTTACTGAGATCTAGGTTCCTACCATGAATGTAAGGACCACGATCATTTACCCTCACAATGGCACACCGCTTAAAACATACCCGTAGGCGTGTTCCAAATGGAAGTGTCTTGTGCGCTGCAGTAAGGGATTGTTGATTGAATCGTTCACCATTAGCTGTAATGTTCCCGTGAAATCCAGGACCATACCATGAGCTAATGACTGACAGAGTAGTTAGAATAGGAATCATAATAATAAAGCGAAGAACTTTAATATTGATTACTCCAACTAATCCGCCAATACACGCGCAGTATTGACGGATCTACCAATACTACATTTTCTTTTTCTTAGCCTTAGGCTTAGACCTACCTGCACTGCTAAGTGCAGCAGCAACAGCTTGTTTCTGAGGATAACCTTCTTTCTTCATCTTACGGATGTTGGAAGAGATAGTCATATCAGAAGAACCCTTCTTGAGAGGCATTAAAATACTCCAGGAATAATTTGACCAGTTACAATGTAAGCACCAATAGCAGCCACGAATCCGAGCATAGCAAGGCGACCATTGAGGAGTTCAGCGCGTTCGTTATGGGACACAGTATAATCAGAATCGTGGTACATGGTGGGTTCTTTAGCGAAGATGTTTTCAGTCATTAGAATTGAAGGTTGGAACGTTCTAGTTTCTCAGCGATGTCCTGACGATAGGCAGGATCCTTATCATAGCGAGGGTCACTCATAGCAGCAACCAACTCAGCTTGACTGCGGAATGCATCACTAGTGTTACGCGGTGCTGAACCTGTCAGCATCTCACCGTCGTAACCAGTAGCATCTTGGTAACGTGCATTAAGAGCTTGTGCTGCAAAGAACATGGTAAGAGGATCACCCTTATCCATGGCAGCATCATACATAGCAATCTCATTCTCTGAGAGGTTTTGACCAGCCCATTGAATCATGTTGCGGTATGACTCCATACCACCAACCGACTCTTGGATCTGATCAATGTCCTCTTGAGTTGCTACTTCACCCTGCTGTGCTTGACCTTGCTTCTCCAGGAACATGTTAGCAACATCAATGGGATCCATCTTGCTAACTGTATCTACAATACTCTCATCCCACTCACCAGTACGGTAAGATTCCATGATAGTATCAAAGAGATCTGCATCTACTTCATCAGTTTGTTCTTGCTCCTCAGGCTCTTCAGTTGCTTGCTCTGTAGGGGTGTCATCATTAGACTGAGAAGAGAGACGTTTCTGTAGTTCAAGGTAACCACGTTCCAACTCTTCTGCTGACTGATATTTACCAGCCAGTAGTTGTTGCTCATGTTCAGCTAGCTTTTCACCAACTGCTAGTGAATCAAGTTCTTCTGCAGAGAATTCACCTTCGACTTGTTCGGATGGATTAAGAGTAATTTCGTTTGCCATTTGCTGTAATAACGGTTAGATTGCCAAGACCAACAGTCTTGACGAAATCGGGGGAACGACCGATAGTAGGCTCACCAATCTTAGTACGCTTCATGTAAGGAGCTGGCTCAGAGTTGGTCTGTGTTTCTTCAACCGAGGAGTCCACCTCCAGGGGTACCTGCTTCTTGCTGGACCGCTGAGGCTTGGTCGGGGTTTGTTTGTCCATTTTGTTGATTAATCAATTCTGGGTTTTTAGATGGATCCAGTAGTGGTGCCTTAGCAATGTTAGATGCCTGCTTAACCAGCTCCATCTCCTGTGCTTGTTGCATGTCTTGTGCTTCCTCTTGCTCCACCTGACTCATAGACTTAACAAGGTTCAGAGCATCAATACCTTGGGCTGCAGCAAGACGCTTAACAGCTTCATCAAGGTTGAGGTATGTGCCGATAGCATCAGGTCCTAGTGTTTGAGCAATGATAGTAAAAAACTGACCCAAGCTCTCTCGATCCTGTCCCCTACCTAGTGCATTGATACCTGCAACAATGGTAGGACGTACAAGATCTTTGGGTATCTTAGGGATGTCGTTGTTCTTCTGGAGAACAGAGAGCTTACGGTTAAGATACGGTACAAGGAACTCAA